ACGAGCCCTAGCATTGCTGGGGCTTTTTTACTGCTAAAGTAATAGCAAACAGGATATTTTCTGGTCATGCCCACTGGTTCGATGAAGATTTCAGCTCTGGATCGCCTGAAAAAGGCAGCCAACCTGTCACCAGTTAAAAAAACCGTCAAGCTTAGCAATGGCGATGAGCTTGAGTTTTACCGTACACCATTGACAATGGCTGAACGGGAACGCGCTCAAAAGCCTGCAGGTGACGATGTGAATGCTTTTGCGTTACAATTGCTAGTGCAGAAGGCTATGGATGAAAATGGTCAACGCCTGTTTCAGGCTGGTCAAATCGCTGAACTGAAGAACGAAGTGCGCGATGCTGACCTGCAGGCTTTGATGCTGGCAGTAATCAGTGAAGACTCTGAAGAGGACGTTGACGTAAAAAACTAAAACAGGAGCTGAAGAAGGATAATCTTCTGCGGCTCCAATTGGGTGTAGCTAAAGAGCTTGGTTACACCCTTGTCAAATTGAATCAAGAGATGACTTTAGAAGAAGTCATGCTGTGGTCGGTTTATTTTGAGCTGTATAACGAAGAGCAGGAAGCACGAATGAAGCGGCGGCGGTAAACTGCTGATAGGTAATGGTGTAAGGCAGTGTCCGTCGTCGCCAACGTAGCAATCAATGTTGATTCGCGTGGTGCTGTAGGCAAGCTGCGCGAAGTTCAGAATCGTACATCTGCACTTGACAAGGCTACGCAAGGACTCACGCGGTCTCTTGCTGGTCTTGCTGCAGGATTTGGTGCTACGTTCGCACTTGGCAAAATTATTAGTGATGTTGCAAAGCTGGATACAAATCTACGGAGATTAGGGACTGTTGGTGGTGATGTTCAGGGATTGAGCAAAGCATTAGATCAAGTTGGCAAAAACGTAGATGGTATCGCTGGTAAGGCTGAACTTGCAGCAGCAAGCTATCAAGCATTATCCGCTGGTTTTACGGACACTGCTCAAAACGCAAAAGTAGTTGAAGCCGCGACCAAGGCCGCTGTTGGCGGATTGGTTGATGTCACGGCAGCAACTGAAGTAACCACCAAAGTCCTTAATGCTTACAACATGAATGGCGATCAAGCCACAAAAGTAACTGACAGCATTGCCAAATCTATTGAATACGGCGTGGTGCAATGGTCTGATTACACTAGCCAACTTGGCCGTGTTGCATCTATCTCGGCAGTTGCAGGAGTAAGCCTTGACGAAATTAATGCGTTTATCGCTGCTGCAACCAAAAACAGTGCAACGGCTGAAATTGCATTTACGGGGTTAGGCGCAACATTGTCAAATATGCTTAAACCGACAAAGGAAAGCGCCGAAGCTGCGGCAGCATTGGGAATCAATTGGAACTTGGCCGGTATTCGCGGCGAAGGCTTTGAGAGCTTAATGGGCAAGCTCGGAGTAGCAATGAAGGAAAACCCTGTGTTGGCAAACCAAATGGTTGGCGGCCAAGAAGCGGTCAGGGGTGCATTTGCTGCAGCATCAAAAGGCGGCAAAGATTATACAACAATCCTTGAAGGATTAGGCGGTGCCGCTGGTAAAACGCAAAGCGATTTTGACACAATGAAAGATAGTGTTGAAAATCAAATCAAGGCGCTCAATACTGCATTTACTGAGCTTGGCACGAAATTGTTTGAAGTTTTCGGACCAACGCTAACTGATTTAATAAAGGGAACGACCAAGGCATTAACAGATGCTGTCAATGCGTTTAATGCACTGCCTGAACCCGTCAAGAAAAACGCTGCTGAATTGGTGCGATTGATAGCTCAAATGTTGTTAGTTAAAAAAGCACTGGAAGGAATTATTGCATTACGGACTGCATTTGTTGCGGCGATGATTGCCAAAGCTGGTGCAATCGCAAGTACCGGCACTGCCGCTAAAACTAGCGCGTCTATGTTTGCTTTGTATACAGCAAATACGAAGACACTTAAGGCACAGGCAGCCGCTGCAACACCGTTGGTCAATGGTTTGCGAATAGCCCTGAGTCGTCTAGCTGCGATTGGCATTATCACTGTTGGTATTCAGTATGTCATCAGCTACATCAATGCAGGCAACCAAGCCAGCACCAACCTGAAGAACATTAATGAGCGTTTGGCTAAAGGAGGCACTGGCGGACTGATTGCTTCGGGCGGCAAGGCTCAGAGCCGCGAGGTAGTCGAGACGGCGATCAAAAACGCCAAGGCCGAGAAAGCAAAGATTGAAGCCAGGCTAGAGAAGCTGCAACCTGCAGCGCAGATGTCGTTGCTCGGTGGCAATGCCAAGGGTGCCCCTGAAAGCATCCAGCGGAAGGCGCTCCAAGCTCAGCTCAAGGACATCAACACGATCCTAAAGCTTAATCCCAGCAAGTTCAAGACACAAGCCGAACTGCTCAGACAAAGGTCCAACGACATCATTGATCCCAATGGCGACGGTGGTGGCACTGGCGGAAATGGAAAGGCTAAAAAACCTGAAAAAAGCCTGCAGCAACAAGTCGCAGAACTTAATGCAATTGTCAAAATTGAGCGTGATATTTCCAATGCACGTTTAGCTGGTGATGAAGTCTTGCAAGCTCAACTTGAAGCATACAAACGTCAACTTGAAATCAAGCATCAGGGTTTAGCACCTGAACTTGAAGCACTTGAATTAGAACGTAACGGTATTCAGCTTAATGAAACTCTTGCAAAATTAGAAGAAGAAAGATTAGCACACCTTGCTAAATTCCTTGAAGGCACTACTGAGCAGATTCAAAATCAAACGGAAATTATTAGAAATTATCAAGAAGAGACCAGAATGCTTGAATTGCAGGCAGTTAAAGGACAGGAGTTTGTCGATAAACTTAAGCAAATAAAAACATTGGTAGAAGAAGGTGGGATGTCATTTGCTCAAGCATTTGATGAAGTCAACCGCAGGGCTGCTGCATTAAAGGAAAAAGTGGATCCCATGAAGGATGTATTTGAACAAATGGCTTCTACCGCTGCAACTACTTTTAGCTCAGCTTTTGATGCTGCAGTTGATGGCACGGAAAATCTTGGCATGGCATTGCAAAATCTTGGCCTTGATTTGCTTAAAACTATTAGCAAAATGCTTATGATGTATGCCATTGCCCAAGCATTAGGCGCACTTGGTGGAGACGATAAGGTAGGTGTGTTTTCATACCTTGCCAAAGCTTTCGGTTTTAAAGGTAAAGCGAAAGGCGGCCCAGTTACAGGCGGCACGCCCTACATCGTCGGTGAGCGTGGACCGGAACTATTCGTTCCCAAGGGTTCCGGCACCATTGTCCCTAACGACAGGCTTGGCGGTGGCGACAACGTAAGCGTTGTGGTTAACGTGGATGCAAAGGGTACAAGCGTTCAAGGCAATGATCAGGAAGGAAACCAGCTGGGACGTGTCATCTCGGCTGCTGTTAAGGCTGAGTTAATCAAACAAAAACGCCCTGGAGGCTTGCTCGCATAATGGCCACCTTTCCCAGCTACGATCCGGTTTATTCCGCAAACAAGAGTAGCGAGCCAAGAACTCGCACTGTTCAGTTTGGCGATGGTTATCAGCACCGCCTCATCTTTGGGCTTAATCAGAACCCAAAAGAGTGGCAGCTAACCTTTGATGTCACCGATGATGATGCTGACATTATCGAAGCTTTCCTTAATGCCCGCGCCATTGATTCTGCCAGTTTTGATTGGACGCCGCCTGATACCACTACGTCTTACAAGTGGATCTGCCCAAGTTGGGTCCGTGAATTGTACGAATTTGAGCGCAGCAAAATCACAGTAACATTTCAACAGGTATTTGAGCCTTAGACTACAACAAAGAGGATTTCACTATGAGCACCATCGTTACCAGGGCTGGCAAAGGCTCACCACTCACTCACACCGAGGTTGATGCCAACTTCACCAACCTCAACACAGACAAGGCTGGTTACGTAGTGGGCGAAGGCGGCACAGTAACGCAGGCCACCAGCAAAAGCACAGGTGTCACGCTTAGCAAAAAGTGCGGTCAAATCACAATGAACGCAGCAGCACTTGCTGCTGATACAACCGTGACTTTTACGCTGACCAACACCGAGGTCGTTGCTACCGACATCATCATTCTCAACCATGTCAGCGGAGGCACCGCTGGGTCGTATCTACTGAACGCTCAAGCCGGATCGGGTTCTGCGAGCATCAATGTCCGCAACATTACCGGTGGTGCGCTATCTGAAGCAATCGTAATTGGCTTTGCAATTATCAAAGCTGTAGTTAGCTGAACATGGCTTACGTTGTCTCCGGTTACTGGGATGTCGGTTATACCGACACCGAATCCAGTGCGGCGATAACTGGTGAACTGCAGGGGATCAACCCGACTGCAATCGTTGAGCTATTTCAGCTCGAACTGAACGCTGATCAGCATGGTGTAAATCAGACGTACTATTTCCACAACGGCACCAAACCAGACACCGGCAATAACTTGGTCTTTGGTGGGATACCGTACATAGCCTTACCGATTGAAGCTGAGGGTTTTGCATATTCTGGTCAAGGTAGTTTGCCAAGACCAACGCTAAGGGTCAGCAACATCTTCAGCACAATTACGGCACTGCTAGCAACACTGCCCAACGGTTTAGAAGGTGCCAAGGTGACGCGGCTCCGCACCTTGGCGCGTTATATCGATGACGCAAATTTCGGCACGCCAGGGTCAGAACTGACAACGCAAAGTGGAGACAGCCTGATAACTCAAGACGGCATCCTTACAGTCGGTTTTGTGGAAACGGGGAATCCCTATGGCACGCCCGATCCAACTGCATTATTCCCTATTGAGGTCTACTACGTTGACCGCAAGTCAACCGAAAACCGAAGCTTAGTCGAGTTTGAGCTTGCCAGCGCATTTGACCTTGCAGGTGTTCGCGCACCCAAGCGTCAGTGCATCAGTCGTTGCCAATGGGTATACCGATCCGCCGAATGCGGTTATATTGGCACTAACTACTTTGATGCCAATGACAACCCTGTGGTAAATACATCTGAGGATGTTTGCGGCAAGAAGCAAAGTAGTTGCGAAGCTAGATTTGGTGAGAATAACGAGCTACCATTCGGCGGCTACCCCGGCATTGGCACTTTCTTCGCATGACCTGGCGCGACGCTGCATTACAAGACGCTAAAGACCGAGATCCTTGGGAATCAGTTGGTTTGGTCGTTGTCGTCAAAGGTCGTGAGCGGTATTGGCCATGCCGCAACATGGCGCACAACATGGAAGACATGTTCGTGCTGAATCCTGAGGATTACGCTGCTGCATCAGATGCTGGTGAAATTGTCGGCATTGTTCACAGCCATCCGCATACCGCACCAGTTGCCAGCGAAGCTGATCGAGTCTCGGCAGAAAAGCACGGTTTACCTTGGTACATCGTCAACCCGCGAATTGAAACCTGGGGCGAGTATCGCCCTTGCGGTTACAAGGCTCCTTTGATTGGCAGGCAATGGAGTTGGGCCGTTAATGATTGCTGGACTTTGGCGCGTGACTGGTACGCAGAACAAGGAATCATGTTGCGCGATTGGGATCGCCCTGCAACACCAGAATTGTTCATGAATGCGCCGATGTTTGATGGCGCTTGGGCTGCAACAGGATTCCGCCAGTTGGCCGAAAACGAACCACTGGAGCGTGGCGACTTGTTGCTGATGCAGATCAACGGCAAAGGCTTGAATCACTGTGCCGTATTTATTGGTGATGGGATGGTGCTACATCACCTTGCGGGGCGGTTGAGCAGTAGAGATATCTACGGTGGCTGGCTACAATCAGTGACAGGGAGGCGGCTGCGTCATGTTGCGTAAGGTCAGGCTTTACGGGCAGCTTGCCAAGTTCGTTGGCCGAACTGTGCTGGAGGCAGATTTAAACACTACAGCAGAAGTAGTGCGAATGTTGATTGCAAATTTTCCCGCACTAGAAGAACACATGGCTGATCGGCATTACAAAGTGCTGGTAGGCAAGCGTGCATTGACGCTGGACGAGCTGCACTTCCCTGTTGGGCAGGAAGAAATCAAAATCGTCCCAGTGATTGTTGGCGCTGGTGGCAATGCCGGTTTGACTATCCTTGCCGGTGTTGCA